CACTAGTTTCTTCTGATTGTTTACACACATCTCCACCATCAGTTAAATTATAACCATTTGGTTTTGTTGTATTTAAATTTGAAATGTAATATTTTTCATAATAGTTTAATTCATCTTCCAGACATTCTGTTAAAATTTCAATGTTAAAATTTTCTGGACCATATTTTCGAATAGATGCGTTTAATAATCTACAACAATTCTTGTAGTTTGCATCTCGAATATGTTCTTTCCATCTACCAATATGACCATGTTTTCGACCATTTGATAAATATTTTAAACATTGCCCTACGTATTTTTTACCAGAAGGGCTAGTTATACAATAAATTTCACCATATTTGTCCATTTATATAATTATTAGCTTTTGTTTCTATATTGTTTCGATTTAAGATATTTGGCTGCGGATTGCCCAATCTTTAACATTTTTACTATGCCATTGGTTATTATCCTATGGTATTATTTATGTCACCACAAATAAGTAGTAGTTAAAGCTCTAAGGGGGTTCCCGACAATTTGACAATCTTGCAAATTATTACTTGTTTCTAAATAATTTACTAGCGAGTTATATAATTAATACACTTTTCCTCAAAGCAATTAATTCGTATATTTACACTGTTTCCCTATTATGGTGATATACGACCCATAATAGCAGCTCACTGTTGGCACCCAAGCTGTTAAGCGCCGTAAGCTACGAGTTGCATAAGTCCGCCTCCCATTTTATATAATCCCTAAAGAAAATAAATTTTGAAATTTTAATTTAATTGCTAAATTAAATTAAATTAAAACACACGTTTATTAAATGTTTACCTACATATTATTTTAATATTTTATTAATGTCGGCGTTGTCTTTCATAAATATGGACAAATATGATTCCTCAAATATTTCTTTTTTACCTTCATGATTTTTTGTAAAAATATAAGAATCATTTCTTTTCTTAATTGACCAACCATTTTCTAAAGCATTGTATAAAAACACCATTTTTTGAAATTTAATTTTATCTATTTCTATTTGTTTATTGTCAGTATTTGCCTTTGTATTTGCCTCTGAAACATTTATTTCAATATCCATTAAAATAACATTTGAAACAATAATTTATCTTTAAACTTATTTATATATTCTTTGTAAATTTCAAATTAAAAAAATTAATTCAATATAATATAAGTATTACAATATGCCATCTTTTAAGCCAAAAACTGCAAAAAAAATAAAGATTTGTAAAAGGTATTCAACCACATTGGATGGAAAGCATAAGGAGTTTATGAATGATTTTTCGAAAGATGAATGTGATACAATACCTAAATTAAAAGAAGAAAGATATTATTTAAAACAACAATTAGAAAAAGATAATGATATTAAAATTTCTATTGAAAAAATAATGGAGATTAAAGACCGGCTTAGGGAAATTAATGAAACTATCAAGGATTTAAAGGAAAAGAAAAATAATTATTTCCTCGATAACTCAAAATATATTTTTGAATACTTTGAAAATAAAAAGAATATTGATAATGCTGAAATAAATGACACTAACAATAGTAATAATACTAACAATAATAACAACAATAATAACAATAATAATAATAATAATAACAATAACACATCTAAAAGTCAAATGTTATTCAATTTCTTTAAAATTCAACGTGTTGAACAAGAACAAAACGGCAGTGAAAATAAAAATAAAAACATTGTTCAAAAATATTTATGTAATATTGATGAATCATTTCTTGACATGAATTCATTTATAAGAGTTACTGATATTTGTCAGAGTTGTTTTAAGGGCGAATTAATACCACTTGATGACGAAGGCGTTTTGATTTGCAATGAATGTGCTGTTAGTATTCCTTATCTAATTGAAAATGAAAAACCCTCGTATAAAGAACCTCCCAAAGAAGTATGCTTCTATGCATATAAAAAAATTAATCATTTTAAGGAAATTTTGGCTCAATTTCAAGGCAAAGAAACCACTCAAATTCCCGATGATGTTGTTGAACAAATACAACAACAAATCAAAAAAGAACGCATTAATTTGGAACAACTAACACATTACAAAACTAAGGAAATCCTTAAAAAACTTGGATTTAATAAATATTATGAGCATATAGCATTTATTAAAAATAAGTTGGGCATTAAACCTCCCGTGTTTAGCCCCGAATTGGAGGAAATTTTATGCAATTTGTTTATGGAGATTCAATCACCATATGCAAAGACTTGCCCTGATTATCGTGTCAACTTTTTAAATTATTATTATGTTCTTTATAAGTTTTGTGAATTGCTTGGTGAAGAACATTTCTTAGAAGATATACCTATGTTAAAAGATAGAGAGAAACTCATTGAGCAAGATGAAACATGGAAGAAAATGTGTGTTGAATTAGATTGGGAATTTATTGCAACTATTTAATAAATTTATTTTGGTCTTATTGTTTTTCCCAACTTTCCATATCCAGGACCCTTGGTATAAGATAAAGGATGACGATTATCACCATGTCTCCGGGTCTTTGCTAGGTTTCCATATCCAGGCCCTTTAGTAACATCTAGAGGATTACGATTGTCACCATGTCTTCGGGTTTTTGCCATTGGGTTAGACCTAGAGCCAGATGAACCGGAAGAACCAGATGAGGATCTAGACCTAGATTTGGACCTTGACCTAGATTTTGACTTTGGTGATTTTGACCTTGACCTTGATTTTGAACTGGGAGAAACTGCTAAATCGGCTAATGTTAGTTTACCTTTATCCATAATATATTATATTGAGAATATTATATATTATTTAATTATTTATTTGTTTGGTTTTTAGATACTATTTCATATGCGCAAAACCTTTTTGGCTCTACCTTTCATAAGCGCAGCGGAAAAAGGTAGTATTTAGAGTCCGCCGGGGAAACCAACCAAGTTGGCACCAATACCAAATCCGGCGCCCGTGCGCGCCGACACACCCATACTAGGAATATATGTGTCCAAAATGGCAAACGTGGCAGCGGCAGTTAGAGCAAGCAATATAATCTCCTCCATATTCAAAGACTTCTTGGGAATGGCAAAGGCTGCAATTGCAACCATTAAACCCTCTATCAAGTACTTAACAATTCTCTTAACTAGTTCAGCAACATTAAACATGGCCATTCTTATATAAATTAAAAAGAAAAAAATAATAATTTAATAAATTAAAACTTAAAACGAAGAACTAAATTAATATATAATGAGTGGAAAGTCAAAATCGAATGTTGCCAAAAAACTGGCTTTTGAACGAAAGTTGCGAAAAGATGGTTCAGAGAATCCTAAATATGTTGACTTATTGGAACTTGACAAGCCAATTGCTGGACAACAATTTGGTTGTTTTTCTTTTATTACCCCTGAGAAAATTTTAAAGCAAAGAGAGATGTTTTTATTCGAAGAATTCCTAAAGAAATGGGAATTTTCTAAATCTATGGAGAAGTTTCATCAATTTATTAATTTCATGTCATTCAAATACAAGTTAAATTTTGAGGACGTGATGAAAGATTACGAAGGATTTGTTAAGGAGGAAAGAGAGAATATTATTAGTTCTTCGATTGAGGATGATTACAAAACATTTTTGGATAAGAATGAGGATGAACTCGAGAAGCAGTTTAATATTAAAAATAACTTTCAGACCTCTGTTAGAGGTTTCAAGTCCAGAGGCAATTTTGCAACACAAGAGGAGGCCGAGATGCGTGCCAAATTGTTGCGAGAGACTGACCCCAGTTTTGACGTATTTGTCGGCCCCGTGGGTCAGTGGTTGTGTTGGGACCCTGAGGCTTACAAGACTGGACGTGTCGAGTATATGGAGGAGGAACTCAATCAGTTGGCGCAGGAGAAGCAGAAGAATGAGTCTGTTGCCAAAAATGCATTTGAGCAGCGCGTCAAGGAGACAAAACAGAAGGCCATTGATGATAATAAGAAGAATGCTGAGAAGCATGGCAGCACCATTACTCAAGATATTGATAATGATGGCAATCTAATTGGTGTTGAGGATGCCAAGTTTTCCAAGACTGATGCTATTTCTGCGGCTGATATTCGAAGCGAGTTGTTTGATGGGGATAATATTGTTATTGGCCAAAGTGATTATGGTAGGTCTGAATTGATTAGCGGACCCTTTGCTGTAAAAAAGGAGGAGGATAGCATGGAACGAGTTGATTAAATTCGTGGTATGTTATTTAGGAGTCTAATTACAATATAAAAATAGAATTATTTTTTATATTATATTATTTTAAATGAGTTACTACTATAATTATGAAAATACAAATGCAAATGTAGAAAATACGAATACGAATACGAATACGAACACTAATGCAACAACTAATACTACTTCAAATGCAACTAATACTACTGCAAATGCAACAACTACTAACACTAATACTAATACTAAAACCAATGCAAAGCCAAGAATATATGAGGATTTTTTGATTTTTGGAAATTTCTTTGGTCTAGTCCCTGAAGCATATGTCAAATACTTTAATTTGTTTGCAATCCAAATTTGTTGCACACTTATTTTTGCTGGCATTTATTATGCATTACTATGTAATTTTGATAAGTATTTTTTTATACAAGAAGGATTTCCAAAGAAACAATTTTTAGATAATAAATTAGGGATTGCTTTAATTATGTCAATTAATTTTCAGACAACTACGGCTTATGTAGATATTAAATGTAAGACTTTTCTAGCTAGGTCACTTTTTTCATTACAAATAGTGTGTGCGTTTGCGATTGCATTTTTATTCTTTTTGTAAGGGTTTATTTAATAGTCCTAATATTTTTATAAGCGATTTCAGCGCCTAACATAAAAAATAAAATATCAGTTATAGAATCAATTAAACTATCAGCTCCTCTCATTTTTATTCCTATGACACCACAAGCGCCCTCAAATAATTCCCATATAAAACTAATTAAAAAGGCCGTTATAACAAATCGGTCAGGTTTCCATTTAAGATATAAATAAAGATACCCAAAAAATAAACCACTAAATAAATGAGTTATTGTCCATCCGTCTATATAAAAAATATAATCATTACTATTGTTAACAAAAGGTCTAAATAATTTGATATACGCGTATTTGGGAAAAAGACCACCATTTGCTATATTTTTTGAAAATGCTATAATTTTTGTTACTAAACCATCATTATTAATATTATCAGTGTTATTCATATAATTATTTAATAATATAAATTATTACATAATCAAATATTTTATTACCACTTGGTCTTTTTAACCGCAATTTTTGGTCCCTGACCACGTTTCTTCACATTATTTGGGTCATATTGTTCATCTTCATCTTCATCATTGATTGATTTGGATAATTCCCAGAACTCTTTTGACCCCAATCTGAAGTCATTGTGTGCGTCGGCTTTATACCAGAACACTTGGTCTTGTAATTTGTTGGACTTGGCGTTGTTATTTATCACCAAACATTCATAATTCTCAGTGCATTGGTCCATCACTTGGCAAAATGACTCCAATGTGGGAAACATGCCTGCATAATTCTCGTAAATTCGCTTCCTATTGGCAATATACGGCTCTCTTAAAATAAAAACATAATCTATATTGGTTCTCAGTGTCGGCGGAATGCCCAACGGATATTGCATTGTGATGATTAACATGACCTTCCAATGTCTACCATTCATAAATAAAAGTCGCATCATCTTATCACGCGCCCATGTGTTGTCATATAAGCAATCATCTAAAATCACAAAGGTTCGAGGGTCAATCGTTGAGCGTTTAAATTGCTCCATTTCCTTCTTAATCTGTTTCAAAACCTGCCGCTGGCGTTTCAATATGTTTTCAATAATTGCAGTATTATATTCATTATGAATGAATAATTTGGGAACTAGAGCTCCATAAAATCCGTTACCTTCTTCTGTACCAGATATAACTGTGCCAATCGGAATACTTTGTTGATAATATAA